CGGCGGCAGCATCCTCGCCGGACATGGTTTGACCAAGATCTTGGGCATCCTGTTGGAGCTTGCGAATTTCCTCGGCCCCTCCGGAAAGCATGGGGACCAGGTCCGCACCAGCTTTGCCGAAGTACTCCATGGCGGCAGCACTTTTGAGGGCTGGATCCTGGATCAGTGACAGCTTGTCGGCGATCGCTAGGAATTGCTCGTCGGGCGACATTTTTGCAAGGTCATCGACACTCAAGCCCAGAGCGTTGAATTTGTCAGCGGCACCAGGCACCCCGGCCACCGCGTCGGCAATCCCGACTTGCATCTTGCGGACGGCTTTCTCGAGGGTTCCTACGTCGGTACCGGATAGTTTGGCCGCATAGCCGAGCGAGGAAACCGCTTCGGCACTCATGCCGGTTCTCTGGGCCATGTCGTCGACCGCACCGCCAGCGTCAGCGAAATTCTTGGCCAGTGCGACAAGGCCAGTCACAGCGACCGAACCAGCGATCGCAGCAGGGAGGCTGAGTACGCTCTTGGAAAAGCCGGACAAGGCACCCTGGGCCGATGCGAATCCTTTGCCGATTCCGGTGCCCATGGTTGTGGCGACGCCTTTGAGACGTGCCATCGCGGCTTGGACTTGGGCCATGCCTTTATCGAACGAGCCCTGTTTGGTCGCGATCTCGACGTAAGCTTGACCGGCCTTGATGTTGGATGCCATGGTACTACCTCACCGATGCGATCGAGTTCTTGAACAGCTCGGGGAAATTGGGGGCTTCGGCCTCAAGCGCAGGACGCATGAAAGGCCGCTTGGGGTACCGAGCTCGGCGACGGCGAGTCTCAAATCGATACCCAGGCCGCTCGTCATACCTTCGACGGCCGTCGACCCGTCGCCAGTTGGCAGGCTCGCCCTCTCCCTCGATCGAGGCGTATCGGTACTCGCGAATGATCGCAGTCTCGCCCCGTTCATGCAGACCAGCCACAGTGCTCGTGACAGATTCGATGGTGAAGTTGACTTGGTTCAGTTGCACTGGGCCGACGATCGTCGATTCGCTTTGGGGCTGATAGGCGAACAGGATCGTTTTGAGCGAGTGCGTGTTGGGCGAGTGAGCCGACGGTGGAGAGCCAGGTGCCGAAGCGGACTTTCGCCGACGCATCGACGACCGAGCTCGCTTGCGAACGAAAGCACCAGCCTTGGACAAGACTTTGCGTTTCGCTTTTTTCAGCGAGGCAATCACTTTGGGGCGGTCGAAGAAAGCTTCTCGGACTTTGAAGGTCACATTCATGGCGTGAATTTCTCCACAGCGACAAACGGATCCTCGTAATAAACCCGAGTCAGTTCGACGCCGGCAGAATTGTGGACAGCCACCGAGTACCGGTACTCTCCTGGGACCAGTCCGCCCGAGGTCGCCTTTGGCATTTCGCAAGTGAGCGACCATTTCCCCGATCCGATGTCCGCAGCGGTGCCGGTGACAGCGAATGGGTTGGTCCCGTTGGTTCCACCGAAGTGGACCGTGACAGCACCGACCGACATGCCAGGGATCGCGGAGATCGTCCAGACGAATGCGGTACCATGGGCGGTCAGGTAATCATCGCCGATGACGATCTGATCGATTGTGCCTTTAGCGGTCACCGGGCCAGCATACGAGACCTTGCCTGCGGTGATCGTGTTGGTTTTGGCCGCGATCACATTTTCAAGCGACAGGTAGCGAGAGTGCTCGACGGGGATCACTTGGACGCCAGATGTTGCGGACTCGGGGAAGAAGTCTGCGGTAATGCCGTTGGTCTCGCCTGCTGTCACATCAAAAAGGTAGTATCCATCCTCCATCTCGGTCGGATTGGTATCGGCGAGCGCAGCACGAGCACCGCCGTCGAGAGAGACTCGGCAAGTGATCTGCGCAGCACCGCCAGTCACCGGAGCATTGGTTGTCCGGTTGAAGGCGAAGACCTTGAGTGTTCCGGCAGTGGCTCTGTACATGATTAGGTGAGGGTCAGGAGTCCATTGACTTGGTCGAGGTCGATCGTGAATGTTTCGCCGTCAAGCAGGGTGACCGAGTCTCCACGGTCGTACCATCCGATCAGCGGCTTGGCCGGACTCGTCTGCGTGTCGTCGTAGATCGCCACGTACCGAAACGGTCCGACAGATCCTCCCGAAGCGGTGATCACCAGGTCGGCCACAGTGAGCTTGTACACTCCACCGGTCTGAGTGCTGCTGCTGGTCGTCAGGTTGCGAGTGCTGGCGTTGGTGTAACTGATCTGCGTTAGATCAGCCAAAACCGCATTGGTAGCTACAGGAGCGACGTTGGTCAGTGCGACGGCGAGTTGATCTGTGGCAAGGTTGATCTTGCCTTCGGCAACGTTTTTGGCGAACGATTGGAACTTGTTGAAGGTGGCCATTTACTGAGGTCCTCGCATCATGAACAGGTAGTAGTAGGGGGCGACTCCAGACGCAGAGCCGGTGAGATTTGCATCGGAGACGACAAGGATGTACTGGGCACCGTCGGCGGAGATCTTGCGATCGGCCAGCAGCGACGCGGCAAAGTTGTCGAGTTGTAGTGAAATCGATCCAGCATTGAGCTTGAGGGATCGAAGCAGCTCGGCATTGTTGCCAGCCAGGAAATACACTGCTTGGTCCGCCGTCAGCTTTCGATTCGCGATCAGTCCAGCATTAGTGCCCGTCAGAGCGTAAGCCGCAGCTCCGCCGTCGAGCAGTCTCGCGCAGATCGTCGCAGCATCGTTGCCGGTCGCCGTGTAGGAGGCCGGATCGACCGAGAGCAGGCGGCTTGCAGTCGTGTTGGCCGCGTTGCCGGAGAGGATGTATTGAGCTTGATCGGCAGCAAGCACTCGACTTGCGAACAAGCCTGCTTCTTGACCCGTCAGACTGTAGTTGCCTGTCTCGCAAGCAAGCACCAAAGCGGCGATGACCGCAGCGACACTGCGTCGTCTCGGTGGTTGCATGAGCATGCCACCGCCCCGGCCTTGCTCGTAGATGAACCGAACGTCGTTGGCGGTTAAGCCGGTGTTGAAAATAATTATGTCGTCGAGTTGCACCGGAGAATGAGACCCAAACGAGCCGAACCGGCCAAGATTTAACTCTCGCGAACTTAACGGGCTCAAGCCGTTCGCCCATGCCTGAGAGCCTACTAAAATTCCATTGACATAAAAAAATGCAACTCCATTTCCATAGCCCATGAGCAAGTGATTCCATGAGCCTCGAATATCGACTCCAGAGTTGATCGTCACGAAGGTTCCGATTAAGGCTAAATTAGCCTGCGCGTTTGTCGGGTTTCGGAAATCGATTCCGTTTGATCCGGAGCTAGCGATTGGTATCGACGCTATGTAATTAGTGCTCGCATTGCCAGTAACTCCTCTAGCCCACACGGAAAACGAAAGACTCCCGGAGAGGAGCGGAGTCGTGGCGACAACAAAATCATTTGACCCGTCGCAATCCACCGCTAATTTGTCAGGACTCGCAACATACGCATCATTGCCGTTGTTCGAAAAGTTAATCAGCGTGCCATGATTCCGGCCCATCGTGTCCGGCAATTGCAATCCGGTGTTGCCAGAAAACGAAGGACACCAACGACCGACCATTCGGTTAGCGAGACTTTCCCATTCCGGCCCGTAGTACGCCAGCATCAGGTGATCGTTTCTCCTTTGTCGACGACGGCCAGAAGCTGCACGACGTAAGGAATCGACGACTCATTGACGAAGCTAAATTCGTAGATGTCACCCCCAGGAATCCACACTTGACGCACATCAGCGAGGTTGGTTACCGAGTGGCCAGTAAGATTTAGAACGCGGTGGGTTCTCTGGGTTCTCCAGGCGGTCGTTGCACCAAAGGCGATCCTGTTCCATTGAGCTAGTGATGCATCGGAATTGAAAATACATACCGTGTCACCGACAGAAAAAGATGTCGTCGCAGAGAGAGAGATAACACGATCGGATGTCGACAGATTGGCGCTGAGCGATCCAAGCTGCGCTGCAGTCGTTGGGCCTTGTCCAACCATGTCGAACATAGAGACAGGAATGATGTCCGTGTTGTTGTCCGTGGGAGCAATGTGGAAGTACCCTGCTCGCACTGGAGTACCCGTGCTCGCGCGACCCATAAACCCGCGAATCCAAGCCCCTGGAGCTTCTCGCAAATCGAGAGTCTGCGACGCTGCCTGGACATTTCCCGTCGCAACAATTCGGGACGAAATGAGCGTGATAAAGTCGGGCGTGGTTTTCGTGACCAGGGATGGCATTACTTAGATTTCCTCGCTAGCTAGAAGCTCGATGTCTCGGCCTGTGATTGTGTCGGGCTGCTGGCCAGCGGCTAGCAGCGGAGCAGCTTGCTGAGGTGTGAGTCCCAGTCCATGCGGTTGCGGTACTGTCAAAGCAGCACGGATGCTCGGGTCGCCAAAGTCTGGCCGGGCATCCTCGGCGGCTTCGCGCGTCATAAACGAGACCATGAGCCCGATGATCGGATTGACGTAAGCGACCGTTTGCAGCGCGGCAATGACTTCTCCGCCCATCGGCAGGTTGTCGCGATAGACAGCGATGATGCCCATAAAGGACAACGGCAGCGATCGCGGGACTCGCGGCGCGATCTCGCAGCACCGAATTGCGCAGTCTCCGTACCGGCCCTCGGCCAGAGCTGCGGCAGCTTGCTGGTCGGCGGCAATCAATTGGCGAAGGGTCGGTTGGTCAATTTGCATCGGTTTTTGGTAGCGTCACATAGTGGACCGGGAGCCCGTCTCGCAAATTGTGCAGCCCGGCGCGGCTGATGCTCGGCGGTGGGCTGTCGGTGCGGTACGGGTGAAAATCAGTGCGTCTGTAGGGGCGAGCTCGCTTCGGGCTGTGGATGTTTGCTAGCAGGGTCATCAGGTCACTGGTGCGATCCCAGCGGTCTTTGTTGATCTCGTCGGACATCCACATCAGCTCTCGCAGTGTGTAGGGCCCTGGCTCGATCCCGATTCTTGCTGCTAGTCGGAGGATGGTTGGCCAGTACTCGGCGCGCTCTTCTGCATCGCTTTTTCGATCATCTGATCCA